CTTAGTTCGTCCAATGGTTCCTGGCCTGACATACCAACCATCTTCTTGTGCAAACCGTTTGGGTGAAAAGAAGAAGGTATCCATGTGCCCACCCACGAAGCCAACATACGTCCCCGCGTCATCGATCCCGAACCTCAAGTAGTAGTCGGGACTGTGCACAACACGCATGTAGGAACCGAGGCAGTGATCCCAATCGAACTCAGGACCGTTACGCCCGAACGTGCCTATCTCGTGCAACTCCTTAGACAGTCGCACTGCTGAGGCCAGTGTCTCTAGCTTGAACGGTTCTATTCTCAATTGGGTCGTGGTTCCTCTACCAGCTTGCCATTCGACTGTTGTGCTACAGCCTCATTGAACTGCATGAAGATTGCCTGGATGAGTGGATGGACCACCTTGTATGGTCCAGCATCATGCAGGATGCCAAGCAGCACGTTCCACTGCTGCGCCTGTAGTGTGACTGAGAGCAGGTCAGTCGGTTCCATTATCGTGCCTCCACTGTTGCTAGTCTCGCTTCGAGTTCTTTGACCGCATTCACCAATGCAGCTACGATGGTTGTGTCGTTGACTGTCATCATGTCACCGAGATCATCGCGCACTGCATGTGGCAGGATTGGTTGTAGTTGCTGCGCACTGAAGCCTACTTCCTCTCGCTCAGTCCGTAGACGATTGAAGCGTATCGGGTTGATCTGTAAGATTTCAGGCAAACCATATGTCGTCGGCGTGATGTTTGTCTTGACACGTTCATCAGACGTATTCTGGTATGCACCATGTCCACCCATCGGTCCTATCTCGTTGTTGATTAGCCAGTTGCCTGGGTTCATCGTCAGGAACGCACCTGATGGTGTTGTCCAATCCAATTGACCACCGCTGCCATGCCAGTCCCAATACCAACTGCCAGCTATCTGCAAGATGCGACCAGACCCAGCATTCGGGTTCATCTGCATCGTGCCATTGGCAGCGAACACAGCATTGGCTGCATTCACAGTGTCATTGCAGACAAGCTCGAAGCAATTCACTGTCTGCGTTGCTGTGACATAGTTGGCTGTGAGCGTGTTGGTTATGTTCGCATTGCCATCTATCTGTAGACTGCCATGCGAAGTCAGGTTGCCTGTGTAGACACCATTGCCGCCACCATCTACATGCCATAGCTCAGCACTAACATCGTTGTAATAACGCAGTGTAGCGTCACCCCAGTTCCACTGCAATCGCCACCCGGTGTTGATGAACGCCCAATTGGTATATGTGGCGTTGTCACTCTGAAAGTATGCCTTGTCGGCTGTGCCAAGATAGATTGTGCCGCCACGAGCAAACAAGGCGCCAACGGCTACGACAGGACCACCTGCATAGACTTGGCCAGGAACGGTCATGTTGCCGCCTGGATCTAGTGTCCAATTTGCTACGTTGTCATAGCCACGCAGATACCGGATTGCACCAGATGAGCGTGTATACTCGAAGCGCCACAGTCCGCTGTCAAACACAATCTGTGTAACAGCCGTGCTTGTGGCGAAATATGCACCCGAACTTGTAAGGTGAAGGCCCGTAGTGGTGTTAAGTTGACCATTCACAGTGAGCGCACCTGTGACTGTGCCTCCACTAAGTGGTAGGTAGCCAGCCACAACGGATGCCATATGCGCATCTGAGTATTGCTTTGTCACTGCACCCAACGCAGTGGTTGGATCACCACTGAGTAGGAGTGGACCAGTCAACGTCCCCCCAGTCGTTGGCAGGAAGCCCGTTCCACCAACACGTGCATCCACATATTGCTTCGTGGCAGGCTGCATCACCGCAGCAGGGTCCGCAGCCAACGTGATTGGCCCGGTCATCACACCACCTGCTAGCGGCAGTGACGTGTTAGCTTGTCCTGCGGCAGCAGCGGCTGAGTCGGCAGCCTGCTGTGCTGAGTTAGCAGCATTCTGTGCTTGTAGAGTAGCACCGTTGGAGTAGCTCAGTGCCGATGCAGCAGCATCACTTGCAATCTTCGCACTACTCGCTGCTGTGCCTTGCGTCTGTGTCCACAGACCAGGGCGAGCAGTCCTGTCTTGTGCAAACGTGCTTGGTGAGGCAGCGGACGTGTGCGTTGTCGTCGCCATCCACATGCTGCCATCTGGATCAACCGCAGTCTGACCAGCAATATACAATGTGCTGTTTGTCCACACACCAACGAAGTTGTTGACGCCAAAGAACTGCCCAACCGTGGCATCAAGGATCGTCCAGTTCTGGTCAACATCAACATCCCATGGCACCTGATCGAAGTCAGGCACATTGAGTTTGATGTTTGGCGTCTTGGTCGGCATGTCTATCTCCTGATGCCACCGTGGAGGTAGGCTATCGAGATGCTGATGAACCGCAGCTTCTTCTTGGTCGTGCCACTGAAAATCAGCTTGAGCAGCTTAAATTTGGACGCAAACGCAAACAGTCGCTCCTCGATGGTGCGTCGTCCACCACCGTATGCGTAGTCACCCCAAGGAACGTCGCCATAGCCACCAGCACTGCCACCAACAAAATCCATCGACACCATCGGGCTGCTGAGGATGTTGTCCACATACCCATCCACCCTGAATGTGCCAGCACCTTGTGTGTCCGCAGAGAGATACTTCAGATACTTGATGTCCATGCGATGCTTGAAGTCGGTCCACGGCATCTCCCATTCGAACGTGATGGGCACGCCCGCACCACCATTCACAGCGGGATCGCCTACGTAGTCGAGTGCGTCTACGGCGTCATCGAAGCTGTAGACGTAGAGACGGTTGTCCTGTGCGAACACCACGTTCTGCAATGCGGTGCGACACACCGCCTGCCATCTCCATCCACGTAGTCGTGCCCACGCTTCGATCTTCAGCGCAGGGATGTTGGAGTAGCTGAACACGATTGTCTCAGCCACCGTCACGCCATCTGTAGCAAAGCGTGGCACGAACAGCATGTAGCGGAAGTTGCGTAGATCGTAGACTGCGAACACATACTGGCTGATCTGTGCATGTGTCAGTGGTTGGACCATCGCAGTGATGAGCGGATCGATCAGGTGCGACGCACGTGTAGGCCGTAGCGTGTTGAACATGTTCACGCGCGTGATCGAGTTGACACCGATGTTGTCGCAGTAGAATGTGTCATCGCCAACACTCACCAGCGATCGGTGTGTGAGACAGCCGAACTCCTCGATGAAGCCATCATCGGTCGGCGTGTGCACTGCCGGTGTGCCTGTGTAGACACCAAGGTTGATTGGCAACACACCACGCTCGAACGTCACGAGTAGCTTGTCTCGATACGCGACCAACCCGGTGATGGTGGCACTTCCGAGTGAGACACGAGGTCCAAGATCAAGAGCAATAGCATCATTAGGAGCAGGATCACCAAAATAAGTGCCGCTAGTTCCACGTTGAGAAACATACAACGTACTCGGCTCACTAGGTATACCAGCGATGCACGTATACTGCGCATGGGCAATCACATACTTGCCGATTGGCGTGTTGACGTTCGATCCGCTAGCCTCGTCTACGAGCAACTGTGCCAGCATGTAGTTGGCGTCGAGTGGATCACCCTTGATGATCACCGGCTTGTCACGTCCGTTGACGATGATCAGGTCACTATTGAAGATGGTGAAGTTGACTTCGATTGATCCTGCTGTCCATAGTGTGGTGAGTGCAATCACACTCCCATCACCAGCCACCTTGTTCATTGCACCGCTACGCTGCACCGTCACCACTACTTGGTTGAAGTAGTAGCAGTTGACGATTGGAGACGTGTCAGCAATCGAGTTGCAGAACAACGCTGTGCCAGGACGGATCGACAACGAGCCGTCAATAGCACGCTCGATGTTGTCTAGCGTCTTGGCATACTTAGGCGACATGTTGAGATCGGTGTCGGTGACGTTCAAGCCACCATCAAAGCTCCGCACCGTGCTAGTCAGTAACAAGCTCTGTGGCTGCTGACCGCGCGGATTGAGGTTGCCTGATGTCTTGGTCAGATACATCAGGCAATGCTCCACTTGGCGTAGATCGTAGCGTTCGGTGCAACCAATCTGTTCACTTCTGACTGCAACCAGTTGTGGCAGTCAACTGCTCCCTCGACACCAAGACGAGCACAGACTGCCAACGCACCAAGTCCCTGTGGAGCGTAGTAAGCGAGGTCACTTGCTGCGATGTGCTCGTTGGATGCATTGGCATCTACGTTGCCGAGTGTTGCATTCACCTCCCATGCATCACGCCAATCCTCAGAGTATGGCTGATCCGCTGCTGGTCGAACGGCGCACTTGTATGGAAACGCGGCACCCTTCATCCAACCAGCATGACCACTGGTGCGGTCAACCAACTGACTAGCTTTCCACTCCAACACGTCCCGCCATTCAGTGAAACCCAACTCCACAACGTGACCTTGCACCACAACTTCAAAGTCTTCCATCCACGTGCTGATTGCACAATTGGCAGGGATGTGCTCCTCTGCACTCGATCCTTCTGCATCGCCAAGTAGGTTCAGCCCGACATACGGTGCGGTGTTGCTGTCCATGCGACTACGCACGAATGCCAAGTTGCCATCCATCAGCGTCTGGAAGTAGCTGCGTGGCAACAACCATGATGGGACACTCTCGGGTGTCATCTTGAGGCCACGTGCCATGCACCGTAACACCCACGCATGAGCACGCACTGCACCAGTGAGGCGATACCAACCACGCGCACCAGGGCTGTCTGACACGACACCGTAGAGGACTTCGAACTGCAACTCCTCTAGGTAGTATGAATCACCAGTGAGTAGGAATGGGACGTAGCCAAGACATGGCTCATGTGAGCAGTCGAGCGTCACAGGTGAACCGGGTAGCCAGTCATTTGTAGGCAAGAACGGCGTTACTGGTTCATGCCAATCGTAGCAACTCGCATTCGGATAGGCATGGCTGTCCAATGGAGCACCAGTGTTCTCGTCACGGAAGTGCCAACTCAGAGTGCCACTACCTTCACCCCACGCCAACAACGTTCGCAGCGCAGTATCAGATTGCGTGCAGAGGTAGTCAGCTTGGCTCTCTGTCACCAAGCCGATGTCATCACGATCGCCAGTACCAGGCATGTATGCGTAGATACCAGCCAAGTCCATTGGACCTGCATACGTGTGTGGTTGACTCGGTGGCGTGAAGCCGCCACCAACTCGTGCATCGTAGTGAGGCACAAGGCCGTGTTCAATCAGATCAGTGACTGCATGAATAACAGGACGTGGCTTCGAGAACCAACGCCAACGTGCATACCACCAGTGTGTTGGTACAGTCTTCGTAGCGAGTACAATCTCGTCACGTGCAATCGTGGCTACGTATGGCTCGGTGATATGTGCAGCAGGTGTGCCATCGAAGATCGTGCCGAGTTCGAACACGACTTCATCACGTGTGCCGTCCGCGTCAGGCCGGAACATGACCCTGAACCCAGGCAGCCGCGCATTGGTTGTGCAGAAACAGTGCTGCACGAAGTTGCCTTCTGGGTCTTCGTAATCGCCAAGATCAACACCGTCGTCCTGTGCAAACACGTATTGTTCACCACCCAACGTAATCATTGCAGTGAGGCCAGTCAACACAACAGGTGGGTCCGGTGGTTCGATCGGATCAGGAGGCGTGACGCTACCTTCTTCCAATGCAGTTACACGTGCATCGAGGTCAGCAACAGTTTGCAGTAATGCTTCGAACTCATCATCTGTTGGAACAGACACTGGCATAGATTATACTCCCGCTACCGCATTCCATGTGCCGCCGCCGCGCGATACGTAGAGCGTGGCACCCACCGCACCGCCGACACGGGAATAGAGCGAACCAACAGGCGCCGTTGCGGCCGGTGCCGCACTGCCGGTGGTCCAGGTCGGACCGGCGAATGTTGCGCCACCTACGGATAACTGACTGGCGGAAATACCATTACTGCCGACTGCCGCAATCTCCGCGCCGCCGCAGGTCATCTGAATTTGGTTGCCGCTAACGAGATTGAGCGCCCCGCCGCTGGTAGACACGACGTTGACGCCATACTGGCCGCCATACAGGTCCAGGTGCTTGGACAGATCGGTTGCGGTTACGGTCGCCGATCCGAAGCTGGCGCCGGATGATGCGGCAACATGGCTGAATGTGCCATTCATTGCTTGGTTCTGCCCGATGACACAGCCATTCAGGCCGGTCGCCGAGATATACCCGACGAGTGTGTTATTGATGTAGAAGACGTGGGTGCCGACGTTGTTATAGTTCAAATTGGTGTCCGAGGTCGCGCAGATGCCAGCCTGTCCACCGTAGATGTTCAGATGCTTGGTGATATCATTGGGGCCGCTGGCAAACACCTGATCGCATTCAAGCCCGCTGCCTTTGACGTGTCCGGTTCCATCTACGGTGAAGTTGTTTGACTTGAACGCCGCACCCGAGAACGTCACGGCGGAGAAGTCCACGCCGTTAGTTGCGGTTCGGGGCGGCGGTGTCGCCAGCACGGACGCCTGCGAACCGATGAGCGTGCCGCTGGCGTCTATCGGCCAATATCCATCGACCATACCGAACACGATGCCGTTGGCGAATTGCGCATCCGATAGCGCCACCTTGGCCATGCCAAACAACGCATCGTTGGTATTGCTGTGCGCCTGTGCATGGTTCTGGACCGCGATCTTGAGGCCCTGCACAAACGCCGCGCTGGCGCCACTGGACACGCCGACGTTGATTTCCATGCCGAGGCAATAAGACCAGAACGTGGCACCGCTTTGCAGAGTGGCAGAGGCGAGACCTCCCCACAGCGCGCCACGGCTGGCGCCGAGCGAGGTGCCTCCGTTATTGCCGGAGGCGTGTGCGTAAATCCATTGACCGCCGTACTGGCTCGGATAACCGCGCGAGGCGTCGAGCGTGCTGCCGGAAAAGTAGGTGTCGATATATTGACCGAGGCGGTTGCCGGATGTATTGCCGCCGCCGCTATGCAGGCTGATCAGTTGCGCACAGAAGCCGCCGCCGCCTGCATCCATCGTATCGGATGGCACCTGGACCAGCGACATCTGCCAATAGCCGCCAGTCCTGGCACCACTGAGATTACCAGACGAGATATTGTAGCCGAATAGTTCACCGCCTTGGCTACTGACGTTTTGATCGAATATAGCATTCACGCCACCAGCCGAGACGTTCAGCGCCCCGGTGACCGTGCCGCCGGCCAGCGGCAGGAACGGACCGCCACTCGTAGTCGGTGTGTTACCTGCCCACTTCGCACCATCCCACTGCCACTGTGTGCCGTTGGACAGTGTTTGTTTGTCGCCAACCGCAGGGCTGTTCTTGAAGTCGATACTCATGTGACCCTCACCATCACCGCCGAGTAGGTGGGCTTGTAGAGCCGCAGGTTGGGCGTCTGGGTGAAGTCGCTCATCGCACGCGCCTCGCACGGATTGTGCCGACGATCGAGCATGTGCCGGTGAAAAATCCCAGCACGGTAAGATAGACCGTCGTGGTAGCGACAATCGACACCCGCAACGTGCCGGTCGGCATAATATTGCCATTGCCGACAGTCGCAACGAGTGCCGCATAACCGCTGGAAGTACCAGCCGGCTGGGTAGCACTCACCGTGCTGACCCATACCTGCGCATTGGTGGCGGTGGCGCTTAACAGCCACATAGCATTGCCCGACACATCCCAGTCGCCAGCCGTGAGCGAGATGGTCGTGATGTTAGTCGATGTCGCAGTGGTAATTGCGAACCCCGCACTAACGACTGAAGTAACGAGTTCTCCGACGCTGCCGGCGTTGGCGTTGTTGTTGGTCGTGGTGCCGACGATGCCGGCAGAGGCGGAAAGCCCTCCGCTCACTTTGAACACGCCGCCGGTGTAACTTGCGTCGGAAATTCCATTGCTCAAGTTGCCAAGATACTGATTGGTCGTAAGCCCGGTAGTGTCGGAGATGAAGCCTCCCAGAATACCGTTGCCGCTGTTACCGACGCAGCTGAGATTGCCGGTATTACCGGACACCGCGATGGCGGGCCTGACGCTGCCTATGGCGCCGATCACGTTGCCGGTTACGGTCGCTGGCTGTCCCGTGCAGTCGGCCAGGATGATGGCGTTTTCGGTATTTGATCCACCGTTGCCATAAATGTTATTGGCCTGGATCGCGATATTGTTGCAGCCCTCGCAGTCGATAGCTGCCCAGTTGGCCGCCGCGCTGCCAAACCGGATGTGGAGAGTGTCGGTGACGGCGACCCATCCGACATTGGTTGCCAGTATGCCGCGCGTCGTGCAGTTGGTGTGCGAACCGACGCCAACCACGAGCCATTCCTGAGCGCCCGACGATGCCGGCCAATATACTCCGTAATCGTTGCCGATGATGTCGGTGCCGATGACATACACACCTTGTACGCAAGGACCGATCGATAGGCCATACTGACCGCCCTGAATGAGCGAACTGGTGATTTTGAAGCCAGTTGCGTAGAGGCTGCCCGTTGCTGTCCCCGAGTAATAGATGCCTGTCGCGCCGGCCGATGCGGTGCCATTAGGTGCCAGGATGCGGATCGCGTGCAACATTGGATTGCCGATGTTGATCAGCGAAACTGCGGTCTGCCATCCCGTCGAGGCGGTGACGTTGCCGCACAGTTCGAGGTTGCGCAACGCAACATAGGTCGATTGGTTTGGTGCGGTGATCGCGATACCGGTGCCTTGTGTCGTGCCGGCGTTATTGATGATCGAGAGGTCTTCGACGGTGGCCCACGAGTTCGCCGGCAGGGTGAGCGAGATACCACTCGCGTTGCAGCGCAAGATCGTAACTTCTGGACCCGCCCCGCGCACGGTAATACCACCGGCTACGATGGTCTGGGCAATCGCTGAATTGAGCAGATAGGTACCGACCGGAAACCAGATGTCACCGCCGTTAGCCGCCTTGTTGAACGCTGCCTGGACCGCTGCGCTGTCGTCGGTCGCGCCGTCACCTTTGGCGCCGAAATCGCGCACGTTGGTCACCTCGGCGAAGCGGTCCTGCACCGAGCGCGACGTGGTGCTGCCGGTCGCGGTCACGTTGAGCGGCCCGGTCATGGTGCCGCCGGCCAGCGGTAAGAAGTTACCTTCACCAGTGAAATTGTTTGCCAACACCCACTGCGTGCTGTTGGGATCAGTGTATCGCACATACATCTGCCCACCAGTCGAGTCCCACCACAGCGTGCCTGCACTTGCTCCCGTCGGTGCATTGTCTGCAATCGTCACAAGCTTGACACTCGTATCCACATACTGCTTGGTCACAGCTTGCAGTGGTTGTGTCGGAGGTCCACTCAACGTAAGCGGACCACTCAGTGTGCCACCAGACAACGGCAGATACACACCACCGTAGCCACTGATGGCTGCATCCACATACTGCTTAGTCGCAGCCTCCATGATCTGCTGTGGATTGCGTGACAAGATGAACGGACCAGTCATCGTGTCTCCACCACGGAACACACGTAGACTGAACTCACTGTTCAGTTCATCGGCCCGTAGTGTCTCACCACGATAGAAGTTACTCATGCGAGTGGGTCCTGATCCACAACGAACCAATCACCTTGCATCGACTCCTGCAAATCGCTGTCCAGAATTGGCATTCTCGGATCAAGCTCAATCGGCTGCTGACCGAAGCTAGCCTTCACCTTCGTGCGTCGGTTCTGTGCCAACACCTGAAACTTGTTCACCTGAGCAGGCACTGTGCCATCATCGACGCAATACATCCAACATGCATCGTATTGCAGCAGCAATCCATCGATGTATATCACGTCGTCAATGTCGAACGGTGTCTCTGGTCGCTGTCGTCCCCATACCACGAGATCACCACTCGCGTTGTTTGGATACACGCGGAACGGTCGTGCAGGTGCAATGTAGTCAGGCGTCATGAACCACGCACGCGAACTGCCCAATGCAGCGAATGGATTCACGCTCTGCTGCAACTCACGCAGCTTCCTATTCGTGTTGATCGGCCACACCGAATGGATGTCTCGATACTCAGTGATTGAACCGAGTGGACCAACCAAGTCCTGCGTCAGTCTGCCTGTTGTGCCATCGAGTGGTGACGTTACATACGTCATGTAGTCAGGCCACCAGAAGTCCTCGAACTCAAGTAGAAACGCATCCTGCACTTGTTGCTGGATGCGTCCTGCTGCGTATATCTGTGTGGCTACACCGGGAACCTGAGACAAGTCAGTGATAACTGCGTTCACGATGTCACGAATGACTACAGGCATCGCTTGCTCCTATAGGGGAACTGGCGGCCTCGGGTCGGAGAACCGCCAGCCCACTGCACAATCCGATGGGAGGAAACTAGCCTCCGAACTGTGCAATTCCATGCAGACCACCGTGATTCGACGTGTTGATGTCATTCAACATGTCGAACACTGCGGTGATCACAGTCGTTCCATCCGGTGTCGTGGTAGGCGTATACATACCGCGTGGATCAGTTGTGGTAGCAGTCTGCGGATCAGCAAGGTTGGGAGCTTGCAGCGTGCCTGCCGCGACAAGCGCACCACCCGCTGTCTCGAACTGACACCGTATAGTCTTGTATGGCAGTCCGAACTTGGCACCACTACCGATGTTGATCGTCGTGCCGCCCGTTGCAGTATACGTGACACTGTTGAACGATTTGAACGCCTTGTTGCCAACCACAGGTGTTGCACCATTCATCGTGAACTGTTCGCTCAGTGGTTGACCGAGATAGTCCCAACCTCTCACAGTGACAGTTGCAGTCGATGCACCACTAGCCACAAGTGTGAGATTACGGCCATACGTCTCAGGGAACTGTGTGACGCTACTCAGGTCCGTGGTGCCTGCTACAGCAATACTCAATGCATTGGCAACAAGCGTTGCATTGCCTGCCTGTGGGAAGCCAATCATCACACGCGTGCCTCCGTTGTAGTTCACATCGGAAGCATACTGCATGTTCGACACGTAGTTGTTGATCCGACGTGGGAAGTTCGTCGGGTTACTCATCAAGTTAGGCATCAGCATTGCCCTCCAGAATATCGGTCAGACCGCCAGTCATGCGTGGTCTGGCTCTGCGTTGTGAGTTCTCCACGATCTCTTTCGGTGTGAGATTATACTGATTAGGTATCTCCTCACCGCTGTTCATGTCCACCATACGTGGTGGCTCCAACACACCGATGCGTGTTAACTGCTCAGTGTCATCGGCAGCCACGAACATGCTGTGGCCTTGTGGGAAGTAGACCATGTAGCCTTCTTTGATCTCTTCACGCTTCGGCACGAGCTTGCGCGTGATGACTTCCTTGTTGCCAAGTGGACCGATCTTGCGCACATCCTCTTCGATGTGCATGACCATGCGGAAGAAGTTGCCAGTCACTTTCTCAGCCTGGAACGCTGGCTTTGCATCAAGCTGTGGCATCACTTATGCTCCCGCTCACGCATCTGCCGCTCGTGCTCTTTCTTCTCAGCCTCTTGTCGCTCCTGCTCCTGCTTGTTCCACGCTTCTCTGTTCTTTGCTTCTGCCTCCGCCTCTGGCGTGACTCCTTCGTTCTCCAACGTTGCGTTCCACTCCTCCTCGTTCATCACAGGAGTTGTCATACGAGGATCGGCGGGAGGATGCGCCTCTGCTGGCGGGTGAGGTGCCTGTTGCTCAGTGGTGCGATCGGTTGCATGTTGCGTTCCACCATGCGTAGCGGCTGCACTACCGGTCCCGTGTTGCTGAACGGGATTAGCTGCACTATCCTTGGAACCGCGTGCTGGTGTGTGATCGTCAGAAGATTTAGTCTCATTGGCCATTGTCGCCTCCTAATTCGTCAGCACAGCATGTGTGCGGAATGCACGCCACATGCACCACTGACCCTGCCATACTACGCGGCTGCCAACTGCATCCACGTTCCACGGCGCAACGAGTTCCTTCACCTTCATGTTGACACCGCGCAACATGTGCAGCCGCAGATATGTGTCGTTGATGAAGTAGGCGAAGTTGACGGGGCAATCTTCGTCATACATCAGTGGGATGCCATTGTGCATACAACCTTCGAAGCCAAGATCGAACATCCGCTTGCCAGCCTTGCCTTCGCTGAGCGGAATGGTCATCTTGTCTCGCACGGCTTGGCGATACATTCTGTAGATGTTACGCCCGGTAAGGATGACGGATGGCTTGTCACCCTTCAGTGTGAGGTCCATCAGCACGTCATCGAAGACTTCTTCGATGTTGGTGCTGTCCATTCCACCAGCGAACACATACGCACTTGTCCGCCATTGTGGTTGTGTTGCGCGGTTGATACCGCCCAGAGTGCCGACAAGGGGATTTGTTGGGATGAGTGATCCAAGACCCAATGGATCGGTTCCACCACCAACGGCATACAGATACTGACTGAATTTGTCCTTGATAGACTCCTCAAGGACATTCATCTTCTCCTTCATCAGCTTGAAGATGGCAGCGGCACCGTTATTCTCATCCTGCTCTTGGTCAGAGATGATGACCGTTCCTGCCACACGCGAGTAGCCATACTCCACTGTATCAAACTCATCCGTCTGATTGACAGGGAGTGGGGCATAGTAGCTGTAACTGGTGATGTTGGGGTTGCGTCCCACAGTGAGTGGGTTGGTGATATTGTAACCACCATCCTCATACTCCACTCTGTCATTGGCAAACACCCATGCCATCAACGCGTTCGACTTGATGCTCGCCATGACCAGCTTTCGCCGCGACTTGGTGAGCGTGCTGTGCAGAACATCTGCAACAGCGGGGATGATTGTTCCTACAGGCATGACCTAACCTCTCAGTTCAACTGGACACCATGTTCTCGCATCGACTCCCGAATGATGTCGGCCCACGATGCGTTCTCGTTAGCTTGTTGCACCACACCATTACCTACGGGCGTGCTGCCGTTTCCGCTAGCACTACGTCTGCCCGGAAGCGGACGCTGCTGCGTTGGTTGCTGGGGAGTTGGCTGAGGGGTAGGCTGCTGATACTGCTGAGCAACTTGTGCTTTCAGCGGCTGGGTCCAATCCAATCCATTCTCGTGTGCCCACCGGATCATCTTGGTGTAGGCACTTTGGAGGGACAGACCGGATTGAGCATTCAACATTTCGGCCAGCACGTCAAGGTTCGCGTTGGCCTCTTGGTTGTCTTCTAGGAAGGTGTTCAGATCGGCCTCGGCACGTTGCCGTGTCTCTGCCTGTTGACGCGCCATCTGCTGTTGCTGCGTCAACGGCATCATCTTGTTGTCGATCATCCGAGCAATGGCATTCATATCCATACCCGGTGTGACGCCTTGCTCCAAGAATGGGATCGGATAGCCCTTACTCTTAACTTCCTCGACCAAGTATTGAAGCGTCTTCACAGGATCACGCAAGAAATCGCTCATCACACGGATAGCAGCGATCTGGTCATTCGGTGCGACATTCAGCCTCACCGCTTCCTGCGTTACCTCATTGATACTTGCCAACTGCCGCGTCGCATTCTGCAACTGATTACGTAGTTGGCTGTTCTCTCGTGAATGCCTCTGTCCTTCTTCGAACACGCGGCGTTCGATGCCACCGCGTGCAACAACACGACCTGTGATGGGATCAACTAAGTCCCGTGTGTTCGGGTTCTCTTGGTTCGGGACTTCAACCAATCCATCATGCCGTCTTCGCACCGCTTGCGGTTGCTGCGCTCCATCCGCGCCAGTCGATGGAGGCGGTGCGCTAGTCGTAGCTTCTCCACTACCGCTGTCAGGTGCAGAGCTAGTCTGCGAACTCTCTCCACCAACATCTGTGCTGCCTCTCTCATCCAGATCAGGGATGGTGCCAAGTATGCTTTCTTCTGTGCCGCTCATGCTACTGCTCCCGATTGGCCACCTTGTGCTTGGCTAGCCAACATCTGTTGGAATATCTGCGCTGGTGGAACACCCTGTGCGAGTGCATTGCCGATCGCTTGCAGAACAGGTGGTGGAAGTTGCTGCAACGCTTGGACAACAGATGCAGCAACTTGCATTCCACCACCTGCCTGCGGCGGTCCGGGAGGTTGCCCTGGCGGTGCAGCATTGGCAGGCGGACCACCAGGAGGTTGCGCACCTTGCTGTCCCGGAGCGCCACCTTGTTGCGACTGTGCCATCATCTGCACTTCAGCCGCTATGCTGTCCCAATCTTCCTTCGAGATGATGAAGTCGTCAAACGCTTCACTCATCATCTTCAGTGACACCTTCAGTGCGGATGCAGGTGCAGCCCTCACATACTGCGCCATCACCTGACCGACTTGCACTGCCTCCTGCTTCTTCTGCTGCGATGTCAACTTCTGTGTGCTACCACCAACCATCTGCACACTGAACTGCGCGTAATCGCGTAGGTTGTCGAGAGGACGCCAAAATGCGCTGACATCCATGCCGATGATCTGGCTGACTGTTGCAGGGTCCATGAACTTCAAACAAAGCTGCGACAATTTCCACCCGATGTCTCCGAGTGCGTCCTCGATGGCATCCAGGCGCATGTCCATACGCATGTTGCCCATCGTGCTGTAGTAGTCGATGGCACGGTTGGTCGTGTTCGTCTTGAACTGACCACCACGCTCGACCTCGTTCGTGCTGGCGATGCGATCTACGCTCTCATACAAGTCCTTCTTGTCGAACAACGCAGCGAATGCAGTGCTCGGTGGTGGTATCGAGAAGATCGCATCTGTGCCCTTCATGCCATCAGGCAACTTCAGCGGAGTGGCAGTTGCATCAGGCCCCTTCAGTATCTTGTCTGCAATCTCCTGTGTGATGCCCGTCTCAGGGTTGTAGAAGATGTTGCGTCGTGCCCATAGCACAGCGCGACGCTTCTCATCGTTGATCTCATTGATCTGGTCTTGCTGGTCGAGGTAATACGACACCTCACCCTTTGCATACATGGCAACTGGATTCTCGTGGAACCACATTGGTGTCAGTGGGAAGAAGCCCTGCAATCCATACGGATCGTCCCACACCCAGATCGGCCACTTCCAATCGTTGTCAGCATACATCTCCAATCGACGCGTTACCTTGTCCCAGACATACCACACCTTGGTCATACACGCCTTGTCAAACGCATCCGCACTGTCGAAGCCATACGCGCTATACGTGTTGTTCTTGTCGGTGCTGAACAGAGAGAACTCTTTGTCATCACCTTCGTTGCCACCACCAGTCAACACGTGCGTCGGCTCAAAGATCGACGTGACCTCATCTGTGTCCTCGTTCTCCTCACCATAGATCGCATTGATATACTCAGTTGGCAGCATGTCCTCGACCATCATCCAGTTGGCATCTGCACCAGTTGGATCACTGGCATTTGGGTCAACCAACACCTGATGGGGTAGACGCACACGGACATACGGACCACTCGGCTGCAAGAACTCAATCTTCTCTTCCAGTGCGACGAGCTTCTGTTCGATCTCCCTGATCTCTTCATCATCTTCGGCAGCGGCCA